TTCATCTGTTCTATCAAATTTTAAGTCAGCGATATTAACAGCAACTGTCCAACCATCTTCAAACTGACCAATCATGTCGCTATATTCAATTTGATTTGTATAAAACTTTTCTAAGATATCATGTGCCAAACCACCAGTTGTCGTATAAATAGAGTTTGCTCTATCTTCTTTTGCTTTTTTAATATATTTTAAATAATATTCATACGGACTTGTATGAAAACAATTAATTTTAGACCATGACCAAATACGGTCAACGCCTTCTTTTTTCATAAGAGCCTGTAACTGCTCACTCGTTAATCTAGCCATTCATTTACCTCTTTTATTTATTTGTTTTATTATAACATTATTAGTTATATTTGTCAATATGTTTTTTGGAAAAAATTACATTTCCAACGCTAATACGTTATCTTTATCATAGTCACTATATATTTTATTAACGCCAAGATTATTGTAAATCTCACTGATTTCTCTGCCGTCACGCATAATAACTTTTACGAGCCATCTGCCAAAACTATCTGTATCGGCTGCCTCGTCATTTTTCTCTGATTTAATAATAACATCTTTATATAAGAAATTTTCTTCTGCATATTTTTTTACTATTAAACCAAGAATTTTTTCTTCACCAAATTTTTCTGGTGTATCAACATCTAATAATCTAACTCTTTCATGGACATGAATATTAAAACCTAAATCAATATCCATATCAAATGTATCGCCATCAACAATATTTGTTATTGTAGCTTGGTATTCGTACATAATACTTACTCCATAATTTTTTCAAATCTCATTTTCTGTTTTACATCTGGATATTTTTCATGGTCTACTTCTGACATGAACATATCCAATGGTCTACACCATACACAATCTGGATTGTCAACACTTTTATAAATAATCATTGGTTCTGCTGTTTCACTATGCACAGCAATATTCATAACAAAATAAATATTTCCTTTAAAATGTCTGTATTTATAACCAACAACATGGTCTTTCATATTGTTTACTTTTGCTTGTACATTCATTCTATTATCCATAATATCACCCCTTAAAATCACCATTTTATTGCCTTTTAAACACAATATATTGTGTCGTTATTTTTAATAATACACTATATATAGTATTAAATATCTTTATATTCACACATATCTGTAAAATCATCTGGTGAATTTTTAAATCCAACTCTTGAATAATCCAAACCACCATCTACATATACAGTTCCACATTTGCATTCTACAAAATCGTGTCTATGTTTGGACTCAATTACTTCTACACAATGATTACACTTAATTGCATTTCTAATTAATTTCTTTTCATTCATTTTTTAAAACCTCTTTTTTAAACTCTTCTCATATTTTTCATGTTGCGTTGTATCATAAACAATTCTGTTATCAAACAGATATTGGAAATCTTTATCACGCGCATCTGCTGGACTATCTTTAGCAGATAAGATATCCCATTTATCTTTAATGTAGCTTACTTTTCTGCCTCTCCAAAATTTTTCGCACATATGCCATACTTCTTCGTCTCTAATGTCTTTATCCATAGCTATCACTATTTCTACATTTAAGCCCCAAAGAATATTTATCTGTTCGTCACTCAACGTGTGACCAGATAATGCCACGCCAGTTTCATCAAACAAACTATCTCTTTTTAAAACGCTTTTTTCTGCTTCATATACAACCACATAACCAGCCTTTTTAATTGATTCGCTGTTTTCATATAATCCGTATAAATTTAATAGCTTTGGATATGTTGGTGTAATAAAATATTTTTTAATCCCAAATTCATTATAGTTTTCTACCGTAGTTCTCTGATTAAAACCAAGCAGCTCACCAGTAAGCCAATATTTCATAGGAATAATTACACGTTTATATTTATAACTATAAGCCAGAGCAAATTTCTTTCTGGTCTTTTCTGTTATACCCTCTCTTAACCAGTCAATATGCAACATTGGAATATAATCATTCATTAGTTTATCATCTAAAATATGAATATCATCAACATCTATTGTTCTTTTTTTACCACAAGCACGCTTAAATACTTCAAGAGGGTCGAATTTTTTCTTGGGCTTTTCCGCTCTTTTATATTCATATTTAATCCCAAGAATATTATGTATATATTTAATTGCCTCAATAATAGACATATTTTTATTATATTGGACTAGAGTTACAATGTCAGAACCTTCGCCAAACTCTTTTTCTCTAGTCCAATTTGTTACGCTCAAATACTCGTTATTTCTTACATTAATAGCGCCTTTGTTATCGCCATTAAAATTACCACATGAATAAAATTCTTTTTTAGGATGATAAACTATACTGTGACAACCAATTTCCTCTAAGATATATTCTATTTTTTTATTTTTCCAAATATACTCTTTTAATTCACCAATTGTCATAATCTTCTACCCTACATCCTTATTTTAATAATCTTGAATTACGTTACAATAACCTAAGTCTTCGTATTTATTTATTGAAAAATCTGCCTCGCTAATAATCTGAACATCACTCATACCATGTCTGTTTTTGCTTATAAAGCCAATCATATAATGTTTATCTTTTTTCAGTCTAAACTCAACGTTACTACTACTGTTTTTGATTGGGTTATAGCAATACAGCTCATCTTTGCCACCCTCATACTCTGTTTGGAGCGGTCTTCTAAAAAATACATTAACACTAAATACGTCTAATATACCTTTAGAAACACCAATATCTGAATTTGTAAGGTATTTACTTTTATTTTTTACAAGCTGATATGTAATAACCATACAAGTATCTGTATGTTTGATACAATCATAAAAATCTACGCAATCTGTCATAAGAGATTTCCAAGACTCTTTATCACGAGAATCGTAACTTTCTTTTAATGTATCCAATACTATAACATCAACTCCCATTTTAGAATATTTTTTAATTAACTTTACAACAGTTTTTGCGGTATACTGTTCTAATGGGATAATTGTTATATTTTTTCTTTCTTTTAAGCTTTCAAACCATTCAGCTGCTTTATATAAAACCTCTTTAGTCTCCTTATCAAATCCGCCATCTCTAAGGATTCTTTTAGGTATTGGATGTTTTAAAATATTTGAACAATACCAAACAATCGCTTCTTTTTTAAACTTATTTTGGTCTTCTTCATTGATAATAAATAAAGCTCTTAGGTCTTTATCCATTATTGTTGGGAATATATAGTTAATGCTTAAAGTAGATTTACCAACACCGCTCGATGCTCCAAATCCTATAATGTTACCACCTAACATACCACCAGTTTCAGCATTTAATATTTTGCAATTTTTAAATGGGATTCCAACATTCTTACCAGCGTCTAACTCTTCGATTAAATTTTTCATGCCATCAAAACCATTATATGATTTGATGTTGTTGTCTACATTGGCAAAAATATCATTTAAATAAACTGTATATTCGTCATACAGTTCTTCTGTTGACATATCACAAATTTCACTAAGTCTCTTTTTATCACAAGGAAATCCATATTTAATTAATTTAGCAACTGTATTCCACTTTCTTAAATCTGTTACATAACTTTCAAAGTTTTCTTCTTGAATATAAGCGGTTGCATTTTCAATGGTCTGATATCCGCCATATTCATTATAATACTTGTCTGCTAACTGAGAATGCTTATCTAAATACAAGCCGATATCTACTTCAGATAACGTTACCTTTTTCTCGTTAATAATCATATCTCTTGCTATTTCAAAGTATACCTTCCAACAATTGTGGTGAAAGTCATTTATAGTTAAATTTGTTTCTCTTAACAAATCTGGATTTTTATATATCATTGAAACAATAGATGCTTCGTCACCTAATTTGTATTCAAGAATTTGTTTCGCAGCTTCCGCCTGCTGTTTTTCAAATGGAGTCGGTTTATTCTTTTTTTCTGCCATTATTCTCTCCTACCATAAATTCGAAAATCTATCTTTCTTCTTTTCGTTTGGTTTAGATTCAACCCCAACATGATTCACAATTTCTACTGTTGTATTTTTTGCTTCTTCTTTTGCCTTTTCAACATTTTTCATTCTGATGTATATATCATTAATATTTTGTTCTACAATTTTTAAGGCAACATTAAATCTATGCATTTCATCATTAAATCTGCTTGTTCTAAAAACATTATGAATAGTTGGAGAGCAAAATTTAAAAGTGTTCAGAATAGTCTGATATGAATAATCGGCAGTAGATTTAGTATTATTATTCTCCATAAACTTATTGGTTAATAATCCTTTTAATCTAAGAGCCATTTTTTGAGATAATGCTTGTTTAGGGTCATATCCCATAATATTAACCTTTACATATTGATAAAGCTCATCCCAATCTTTATTATCTTTATCAGACATCTTTTTTACTTTTTTCTCTGGTTTAACATCTTCTTCTTTTTTGCATCCACAAGACTTAACACGTTTTTGATTTAGGTCGCTACCACGAACAGCGAAGTCTTTTGTGCCACATTCGCAGTCACAATACCAAACAACATGCCTTTTATCGTTTGGCGCTCTTCCAGTTACCGTGAGCAAACCAAATTTTTTACCAGTCAAATCATTAGGTTTTGCCATGTTCTCACTCCTATCCATTATTTATTTTATAACCCTGCGACTATATGGTCGCAGGGTGTATGTTTATTATTTACAAACAGCTAATACTTCTTTCGCTACATTTAAATCATCGATTTCATTTGGATTTCCAAATCCTTTTTCTTTATAAATCGCCATTGCTGGTTTAATGGCATCCATATTTGATTTATTTGCAACAAAGAATTCAACAATTTTAGCTTTAACTTCTTCTAATTCTTTTTCTGCCTTTGCTTTTGATTCAGCTTCTGCAAGACGTTTCATATTTTCTACTTCTTCTTTTTCATTTTCTTTTTTGCGGTCTTCTACAGACTTTCCACCTTTTTTCACTTCGGCTTCTAAAGCATTCTTCATTGCTTCAATAAATTCATCTGCATCAAAGTTAATTTCATTAGTAATCTGACTCATACGGCTTCCGCTATCTACTGTATAGTTGTCATCTCTAAACTTAATTTTTCTTGTTTCAGATTTTACATTAACAACTTCCTTACCATTAACTTTTCCTTTTACAAGTTCTCTATCAATGTATGCAATACCAACTAAGTCAATATTCTTTTTAAGCTGATTGAAGTATCTCTGAGATACATCTGAAGTAATCTGCTGATATGATTCATTTGTAATTGGGTCTGTAATAGTTGTCTGACGGACATGACCGATTACACTAAATGCAACTCCAACATTTCTCAGTCTAAAGAGCTGTTCCTGAAGAAGTTCCATAGCTTTGTCCTGACCTTTCATATAACCGCCCCAAGCAGCATTGATTGCAGTTGTTCTCTTAGCTGGATTTTCTTTGTTCCATAATCTAATAGATTCCTGCTCTGCAAGCTGAAGTGCATTATCAAGTGTATCTAAGAATACAACTTTTAAATCAGCATAGTCAGTTGTTCTATTATCAACAATATCATCAATGATTTCTACAAATGTTTCCCAATCTGGAACATCTTCATAAATGATATCTTCGATATATTTTGCACCATTTTCACGATACATTTCTAAAAAGATATAATTATCTCCTACTAATTTTTCTGCAACTTCTTTCATGATTGTTGTCTTACCAATCTTAGGAAGACCTAATAAACAGATGTTTGCATCAAGTGGATTAAGTGATACGTGATTTTTCTTACCAAATTTTCTTGCCATTTCATATACCTCTTTTCATTCTTTTAATTGTTAGAGGGATAAATTAATATCCCTCTTATAAGTTTATTTGTTATGTATTATAATTTTGAAAGCCAATCCATGCTATCGTCTGATTCTGTATCCTCATTAAATGGAACTTCTTCATCTTTTGCTTCATTAAAGTCATACAGATAATCAAGAATTAAATCTTCTTCTGTATATTTTTCTTCAAACTTCTGTACAACTGGTACTTTATCTTCTCCTACAAGTTTAATAGTAGGTTTTTTAAGAATCATTCTACGTTCTTTGCTTCCATTTGCAGTACATCTAGCAAGAGCTTCATCTTTATCATATAATCCCATTTCTACCAAGCCTTTGATATCATCTGGAATGTCGTCCCATGTAGCAGTCACAACAGCTCCACCCTCAACAAATTCACCGTCAAATGTAATCTGTGTAACATCTTTTTTAACTTTGAATAATTTATCTAAAATTGTTTTACAAAGCTTTTCATTTTCAAGGTTGAGTTCGAATTCAAACTGTTTAGGGAATGGATACTGACCTTTTACTTCAATACCGTTAACCTCTTTAACATAATCAAGAACTCTTGTGTCTACATACATAACACCTTTATCTTTATCGATATTCTTAAGGCTTGCAGAGTCTTTATCAATTAAAACAGTCTGAGTAAACTTAGCTGTATATTTAGATGGGTCATCAACTTTACTAAGTACAATGCTTGTAATTGTTTTTCTAACCTGAGTAACATCGTTATATGTAGAGTATTTTAAATTACCACGGACATTTACAACCATGTCTTCTGTTAAGTGTTCTTTGATGTATGCGATGGCATCATATTCGCTAAGAAACTTATTATAGAAAGTTTTGCCCTTATCTGTAGTTTCAAGACCAACTGTGATAAATGAAAGGTCTCCAATTTCTTCAAGAACATTTTCATTAAGTCTGTCTTCCCAATCTACAACAATCTGCTTTTCGAAATCGTCAGAACCGTCATCTTTCTTGCCATGTTTGTAAAGTTTATTTTCTCTATCTTCTCCATAGCCACCCATCATTTCTGCGTAAATTACACCATGACGTTCTCCACAATCAATACCAAGGTTCATGCTGTTATATACCCACTGGCTTTTTTCACTGTGCTCATCGATTTTAAATGTGTACTCTTCATTAATTTTTGGCGTTCCAATAAGTGTAAAATTTGATACCCAATCTGTTCTTTTAATTACTTTCTTATCCATGTTCATTCCTCCGTTTTAATTAACATACTTTTTCTCTTACTGCGCTTGATTTGTTAGTTTTCATGTTTTCAACCATTGATTTCCATGCTTTTAAATAATTTGTGTAATTTTTACCATTGTCAAAATGTCTCTTCTTTTTCTTTTCGACTTTTTCTTTTTTAGCAACAACTACATTTCCATCATCATCAAGTACATCTTCTCCATAATGGAATTTCTCCCATTCGTGTTTAAAAGATTTCTTGTTGTGATTCTTTTTGTAACACTGATTTCTAATTACTTCTCTTTCAAGTTTTCTTAGTGTACTCATTTTCTTGTTTCCTTTCTTTTCATTTATTATAACCTTATCTCTTAAGATTACAAAATCATTATACAACTTTTTCCAGTTTTATGCAAGTACTTTTTTTGAAAAAATTATTTTTTTATAACTTTTTTAATTAAGATAAAAATCTACTACATATTCAACAGCTTCACGAATGTCCGAGCACATTCTACAAACAAATTCATTAAGCCAAGGATGCAGCTCTTTTTCATTATTAATACCAATTACTGGAATTCTATTTTCATAAGCAATAGCTAGCTCTGCACAAGTACCAATACTTTTTGGGTCATTAAAATTCACAATCACCAAATCAGAATTTCTCAATTTATTTAATTCAAATTCCATTACTTCACGTTCTGTTTTATGATGCTTTTCTTCATAATTATAATATTCTACTGGATTGAAAAACATAGGTTTTTTATCATAATCATAGTCACCATATTTAATTGCATTAATAACTTTGCTTCTCCATTTTAACTGCTCTTTAAAGCTTACAGATGACATTCCACCACTAAGATATATGCTAACTGTTTCCACTTAATCACCATCCTTAATTATAATATTCATATAATTTAACTACGTTTTCCATTAAGCAAGCCACTGTTAACAATCCAACTCCTCCAACATTTTTAGTAATATAAGAAGCTTTGCGTTTAACATTATCAAAATCGATATCGCCAACAAGTTTTCCATCATCATTTTTTGTCAACCCTACATTAATTACTACAGCACCGTCTTTCACATGGTCAACCGTAATTAAATTTTCTTTTCCAACACAAGAAACAATAACGTCACACTTATTTGTTATGTCTGCTAAGTTTTGTGTTTTACTGTGACAAATAGTAACAGTTGCATTTTTATCAAGCATCATATCAACTAACGGCTTTGCACAAGTTTTTCCTCTGCCTACAATACATACATGTTTCCCAGTTAAATCATATTTGATTTCTTCAAAGATTCTCATTACACCATTTGCGGTTGCTGGTTTAACGAATGAGTCTACTGCAAAACCATCGCAATCTAACCACTTATTATTCATAATATCATTAGCAATATATTCTTTAACACTGCTTAATTTATCACAAATAGGTAATTGAACGATTGTAGGTATATTTGATTCAGCAATATCAAGTAATCTATCTACTTCCGTATTTTCATCTAATACAATTTCATTAAATTTAATACCACAATATTCAGATGCAATTTTTTTATTTCTAACATATGCCCTACTTGGTTCATCATAAGGATTAGTTAATACATTAATCTCATAACCTTTTCCATCGGCAACAGCTTTTACATCATCTTTAATCTTTTGTGCAATTTCTCTACAATCTATAACATTCATTTTATCACCACCTAACGCTCATCAAATACATTCCCAACTACTTTAATATATTCTTTTACTTCAGAACCAAGCGTATAAAATTCATCGCTATCAACACATAAAATTACATAACTAGATAATTCATGTGCATATGCAACAAGACCAATTACTGTTTTGTCTTCAGAAACTTTAGCCTCAATATAATCTCCCTCATAAACCAAGGTATTGCTTTTATCGTATAAATCAATGCTGTTATGGTATACATATTCACCCTCTAATAATTCTAATTTTGCACCACTAAAAATAGAAGTTTTTAAAATATATAAATCACAATTTGAAGACATATAAACATTGTCTGTAATCCACTTTTTATTTTTTACATCATATACTCTATACATTTAATCACCACACATTTCAATTAATTTAATCGCCTTATCTATTTCATTTATAACATTATCTATATCATCATATGTAATATCATCTGGAAGACTAATTCTTACTGTTCTTATTGCTTCGCTATCTGTTAGTCCAATTTCTTTTAATACATGACTTGGATTTATTGATTTGGAATTACATGCACTTCCAACAGAACAGTATATTTCAGATGTTTCCAATGTATATACAAGAGCTTCTCCAGTTATCTTCTGTGGGAATGTAACATTAATATTATTAGGAAGTCTATAATATGGATGACCATTCAATTTACATCCAAATCTTTTTTCAAGCATGTTGATAAAATAAAATCTTTTATCTATTAATGTTTCAATAGCTTCCATATTAACGTTGCAATAATCTATAGCCTTGCTAAGTCCAATAATACCATATGTATTCTCTGTGCCACCACGAAGTCCACTTTCTTGAGCTCCATAAATAAGCGGATTAATGCTAATACCATTTTTCTTATATAAGAAGCCAACACCTCTTAATACTGGAGAAATTTTATGACCACTGCAACTCATCATATCAATACCCATTTTTTCTACATCAATAGAAATATGTCCAAATGCTTGAGTTGCATCAACGTGTAGTACTCCACCATGTTTATGTACAATATCTGAAATTATTGGTATATGCTGAACAGTCCCAATCTCATTATTAGCCATACACACGCTAACCAACACTGGCTCATTATAACATTCTGCTAATAACTTTTCTAATTTATTTAAATCTACCAATCCATATTCATCCACATCGCAATATCTTACAACAGCACCAAGGCTTTCGTTTCTAACTGCACTTATAATAGACTTGTGTTCAATTCTTGTAGTAATTACATATGGATTATCATATAAATTATCCCACATTTTATCTGAAAATCCTCTAATTGCCCAATTATTACTTTCAGAAGCTCCACTTGTAAAATAAATTTCATTTGGTTTTGCTCTAATAAAATTAGCAATGTTATCTCTGCATTTATCAATTTCTTTTTTAACATCAAAAGCATATAGACTGGATGGGTTCATCCAATGTTCTTTCATGGCATATACCATCTCATTGATAATTATATCGTCAACTTCATTTTTAGCTGTTGCTGCTACATCTAAATACATTTATTCACCCCTTTGTGCATATTTCATACCAGAGCATTCCCATTTAACAATATCCATTGCTTCTATTGTTATTACATCTGGAACAATCTCTTCAAATTCATTAGGTGTTATACCGTGAATATTATATAATTCATTTAAAACTGTGTCTTGAACCATACTCATTGCATAGTCTGTATACATTTCTGATGAATCTTTTTCTCTTGCTTTGTTTAATGTGACAAGAATTGTATACACTCTATCTTCAAGGCTTCCGCCTTTATATTGTGCAATCTTCATAAGATATGATTCATCAAGAAAGCTAATATTAATTTTTGTTTTTTCTTCTGTTTCAATTATCAATGTAGTTGTTTTAGTTTCATTTTCTATAACTTCTACAACTTCTAATTCTTCTTGTTTATCACTGCATCCAGTCATCATCATACAAATACAAAATAGTACAGATATAAATATTTTCCTTTTCATATTATTAACCATTTGCCTTTCTATAATCTTTCATTTCTTTGACAGCCTTTTTAAATAATTTTCTGTAATTATAACATTCATCTACTATCTCAATATTTTTATATGTGTGATATGGTCTAATAGTTAATTTTAATTTTAAATACGTACTAAGCATATAAGTAAAATCATATTTTTTACACATCCTTACAAATCTTAAAAATGACATTTCATTCTCCTTTCTATATAACGTTAATATTTATATATAATAAATTCTCACGCCCACCCAACCCATCTAACATTTTTATATGTAATTTATCAGCCAAAAACTGTAATTTTGTAATAGATATTTTTAACATTTAATATAAGTTCAGAATAATATTCATCTGCAATTTTAACAAAACATTCAGTTATGTCCGATAATAATATATTCATAATATAAGTATTAAATATATTATTCATTCTAAACGCAAGCCTACGTCCGTCATTTAGAACAATTATGTTTTTTTCAATTACTCTAAGTAGTAATACAAAAGGAATCGAGGATTCAATAGGATTATCTGCATACATATCTATATGTATTTCTTTTAATTTGTTATTATTTTTTAA